TAAGAACATAAATTCTTCTCTGCTACCGTATTCTTGTGTTTCAGTAAAAGTTGCAGGAAGTGCTCCGGCAGCATATCTTAGAATATTACGACCTCTAGTTTCTCCTGCTGGATCACTACCAAATCCTACTACATTATTAATTGTTTGAGCTACGAAACCTGCTGCAACTCCAATATAAACTCCATCAGTATCACTTGTATTCGATTGAATAGCGATCCAATATGCATCTGAAGTAGGTGTGAATGATGTAGGTAATGTATAGATATAACGTTCGTTAACTCCAGATAATGACATTACAACTGAATCGGTATGAACCTTATTTCTTGGTGCAAACGAATTAGGATACATGTCGTATACAGCTACTTCCATCGTGTGATTACCTACAAAGCTTCCAGTATTAAAGATTGGAAGAATCCATTGTGTGATTTCATAGTTAGGTGATGGAAGAAAGCGAGATAAAAAGGCAGCTCCATTTCCTTGATCGATTGCTGGACCTACTGCACCTGGTAAACTTCCAATCGTTGGATAACTCATATACATTGAGCTAGACATTGCACCACCAAAATTAATATCTGGTCTTGCACCTACAGTAGAAGTAGCACCTCCACCGCCACCACCAGTAGCCGTAACAGTTACATCACCAGTAGATTGGTCAATTGAAATACCAGAACCAGCAATGATTGAAGTTACACCACCCACTGGAATGTTAACCACTAAATCACTAGTCAATTGTCTACCTAATGTTAAATCACCAGTAGTACTATTATATGATAATGCATCAACTGATTGTTGATAACCTAAATACCAGTTATCAGAGTTGTTTACACTATTATAAGCATTCATACTAATCTTAGCAGGAGTGGTACCGCCAGCACCTGTTTTAGATTGAAATACGTGAGATTCACCTTGGTTACCGTGAGCATTCATGTAATACATCGATCCATATCTATCCATAGAGATGTATCCAATATAGTTGTCTACTGAGTCTTTCATGTTGAAAGAAGTTGCAGAACCACCGATTGCTCCCATTGGATAATTAGAAAGATTCCAAGTAGTGTTCTTTATAGAATTATCAGTATAACCTGTACCTGCGGTGTAAAGTACTTCGCCGCCTGAATTTAAGGTTAATCCAGTTTGATTACCTAAACCGTCTGTTAGGTTTGTAGCTCCTGCACCAATAGCACCGTTTGATTCGGTTTTGATCAATCCTTGGTAGGAGTTATTAATTTGATTGCCTGTTAATTGAGCCATGAATTAATTATTTATGTTTAATCTTCCCACTTGTCTGTAGTGTTTTCCCACACAGTAGTTACGGTATTCCATAACCTCAATACAGGTGGAATAATTACTCCACTTACAGCTTTAAGAATTGTATTTGCGTTTACGAAAAACATTAGTATGCTCTATATAAGTTTCCAGCTGATACTGATACTACTTCGATTGCACGAACAGGAATCCATCCTGCTGCGAATGCTGCAGTTACTGTAGTTGCTTGTCCCGATGGGATAAACGTTACAGTTGCTGGTGCATCAATGTATAATGTAGATTCTTCAGCAAAAGTTGCAGGTGCTACTACTGCTTCCATTTTTTGTGGAATGGCAACATCCCATCTGTTAGAAACTGCTTGAATATAGCTTGATTCTCTATTTTGTAAGCTCATAATTTATTATAATTTATTTTATAGTTTAAGATATACTTTTAAATTGAATTGTTTCTGATTCCTTTCAATCTAGTGACTGCGTCTATAATTCCTTCTGTACCTATATACGCCGTCGCAATGATTACCCATGAATCACCATCTACTTGTCCAGTGAATAACGCGATTGCTGATGTAATAAACACCAACAATTTACGACTTAACCACTTACTTAGTATTTGATCTAACTTTGCTTTCATTCTTTTTAAAGTATAGTTCTAGTTTTTCAATATTAGATTCGGTTGATTTAGTTGAGCGGCGTGTTGTTACAGCCATTGCAGTCGTCTTCTTCGTAATATCCATATCTTTTCTTTGGTATTGCTAAGCCAGTATAATATGATGTGCCTTTATTAGCAGCCATACCATCTTGACTATTGTATGTTTTATATTCAGGGTAATCGTTCATGTGCCATACGAGATAATCGCGTAATCTCTCGTTATAAAACTTTGCTGTGTCGAAGATACTATTACGTAAATATTGCAGCTCTTCTAAAGTGATCCCTTGAGCAACCTCTGAAGTTCCTGATAAGATACCTTTATTTGTAGTTCTATACTTTAAAGTAGGTAACGCAGCATAGTATGAGTAGTGAACTACCGTAGGCGCGATGTAATCGTCTAAGAGTGTTTGATAAGCTTCTGGTATATCAGTAGCATAAATCATCTTATCGACTACTAGTTGCTTTAACTTTTCATAAAGCTTTGTTCCACATGTAGTTTGGATCCACGTATCTTGGCTTTGCAATACAAATGGGTATAACAATGCTGGATCAACGTTCTCGTCAATTCCAGTAAATGATTTTAGTTTCTGATCAGTAATAAATAAAGCAGTCATTATGTTATTCAATTATATTTGTTTGATCAACCGTTGATGTGTTAACTGGTTGAGTATATAGGATTTGAGATTGATCAACTTCTAATTTAACATTATAACCCATCCAACCCATAATTTTAGTTAAAGATTTTAGAATTCTTTTTTGGTCTGGAATAATAACCGTACCTAAAAAGTGGTTAAATGAAGTTTGAATTTCATCGGCATTAGAGCTAAAACCGGTAGCGTCTTTAATTCCGAGAAGAAGACCTGATGTAATACGATGGGCAGTGAGGATTCTCGAACTTACTCTAGATTCTAGTGTAATATAATAATCATCATTTGCATTTTCGATAGTTTCTACAGTTGGTTCACGTCCTGGTTCTGCGAAATTTACGAAAAACTTTCCTGCATTGTCCTCACCTGCAAAGGTATTTTCAATGTCTCTCCAAATTTCGTCTTGTTCGTCTTGAGTTGGAATACCGTTACGGAATGTCAACATCATAGAAGGTGCTAAACCATTAGAGATATTAGAGTTATGAAAGCGTGAAATACGTGCGTCGAGATCTATATCGTTTACAGCACCAACATAAGATGGAAGTGGATAGTATGAATTACCTACTGTATAATCAAAGTAATAAAATATTTGTGAAGCATTATCACCTTTATTATCTGTAATATCAAATGATTTATAAGCACTTGGTTTGAATTTTCTAGCTTGTTTCCAATCTGAAGAGTAGTAGTATTCATCTACAACTTCATCTTCATTCATTTTACCAGAACGTACTAAATTAAATGGAAGGTGATATACCTCGGCAATTGCATCTCCGCCTTTTGACCAGATTACATTTAATGAATAACCACCAAAGATTAAATAATCTCTAGCAATTTTTTCAAAGATATCATCTAATGTTTCTCCTTTAGAGTTCATTGGAGTTGAACCAAATTTTACAATTCCTTCACCAGTAATAGCATCTGCTTTAGCGTCAATGGCAGTGTGATGCATCGCTGAGTTATTATACAATTCGATTAATAATTCTGGATATAAATTACCTTGTCCGAAGTCGATCCATTCTTTTCCAGAACGCTCTGCAATAACTGGAAGTTTAATTGCTTCGAAATTTTGAGATTTAAATACGTATTTTTGCATATTATTGTTTGTATATTACAAATGACATTGCACTGTCATTAGTCACCGTTTGTGGTGGATTATCTGAATAGCTACTATCAGTATATATCGGATTTAATTCTAGGTCTGAACTTGTGTCAGTTTCACCATAGTATTGATAATTAATATATTTAACTAATCCTAGATTATATTGTTGTCCAGATGTTGGAGATGGATATGGAGTTGTATTATAAGGTTGATATCCAACTAATTCACCATCAGCTAATGTGTCTTTATCCCAATATATATTATTACCATTCCATAATTGATCAATTTGAAACTTAGTGTATCTATCATTAGATTCAACTGCAGTGCACGTAAATCTAATACTTTGACTATATGGATTATTAGTATTTGAATATCTTGACGTCAAGTAAATGTACCATGGTCCAATTTTATCAAACGGTGGATTTGATCCAGTTCTTGTCAAAGCTCCAACATATAAATTAGGTATATTAACCGTAAAATATGATGGTTCATTTGGATTAAAATACAAAGTCATATAAATTGATTATTTTTCTAATATAAGATATACTTCATAAACAAATTGATAGTTCGTCGTATAATAAGCATGTATTATATCTATCACATATATGGGATTAAGATCGGGTGTTCAAGTGAACCCGAGAAACGAATTAACGATCAAGGATTTACAGAGTATGAAATTCTTGAAGTTCATGAAGACATTCACATTGCTTCAGAAAGAGAGATTGAACTACAGAAGGAGTATGGATATAAAGTTGATAAATCACCATATTGGTTAAGCGTTGAAAATAGATATAAGTTTGATGGGTCTCAACGCACTTACAGTTTTACGCAAGCTAATCGTAGTAAAGGAGGTAAAACATCTGGTAAAATAACTGCTGAATCTGGAAGATTACACACTCCTGAAAGACAATCTGAAAATGGTAAGAAATCAGCTAGTAAAATAAGAACATGTCCACATTGTAATAAAACCGCTAAACATTCACAATTAGCTAGGTGGCACTTCGACAACTGCAAAAAGAAAGGGCTCCTCGATTGAGAAGCCCTCTACTAATTTTCGATATTAATTCGAATTTTTATTCGCCAACAAAAGATGCTAAGCATTCGAAGCTCGGCTCGGACTCGAGTGCCTGAAGCACGATTTCTCCTCCGTTACGATCGCCATAAGAAGTTCCAGTAGTAACTGAACCAGAAATAAGTTCAGCTCCGCGAGATACTCCAACTGACCAAAATTTACCATTACCATCTTTAACCACAACTAATAGTTTTGGGTTTTGAGCTAATAATTTAATTTGATCTCTTTTAATGGCCTCCATTTTATTAAAAATAAAGGTTGCTTGTTGATCGTAGAACACAGTTCCATTTTCAATAGCGGCTGTGATTGTCTCAGTAAAACTTGAAACTTGTTTAGGAGTTTCATATTTATACCAAGTGATTGATGTAGGAACACCAGCTGCGTCCAACGATTCGATTTTACCATCTACGTCAGTAGTGATAGTATCATATGTTGGAAGATCCGCAATGTATAAGTATTCGATACCACCTTGCGAATCTTTGCAGCCTAATACCATTCCAGAAGTAATTTGACAAGACATAATTTAGATTCTATTTTTAGTTAATTATAAGGGCCGAAGCCCTTATAATTTGTTTAGTGGTATATTAAAGTCCGTTGAAAGACCATGCAGATGCGTTAACTACTGCAAGACCCAATCTCCATGCTGCCATTACGCGAACTTGGTCGTTGTCTTGAGAGTACCACATTTTCAATTGATCGAAATCATCTTCTAGACCAACTCCTACAACGATATCCTTAGCAGGACCAGCGATCATAGTAGCAATATTACCTGCGTCAACAGTTAATTTGATAGCTTTAAAGCCAGTACCAGGAATTTCTAATACGTTGTTGTTATCAGTTGGAGAAAAATGATATAAATTAGCGCTAACTAATGCTCTACGTAAGAAGTTGAAGTTAGTTGGAGACATAAATACCATCAAATCTTCACGACCAGCGTAAGCAGGATCGATAGCGTCAACTAAAGCGTATACATCAGCTAAGATTGTATCAGCATCAGAAGCAGCAGCTTGAGATGTAGTAGTACCACCAGCAACAACTTTAGCGATCAAATCAGTAGCTAACAATTTCTCGTTGTGATTCTTGATTTTCTCTGTGTAAAGATTAACGATTACTTCTTCAAATGGAGTTTCTTCAGCGTGTGCAGAAGCAGAAAGCTTCTCAGCTAAGTAGTATTCTCTCAAAGAAGATGGGCATAATGATTGCTTTGATTCAAGCTCATTCATTACGATGTCAACTTGTGTGAAGTCAACAGTAGCATTGTCAGACCAAGAGCAGTTTCTTGCTTGTGCTGCAATGTCAACGTCAAGGATGTTTACTGCAGTAGTTCCTGCACGTAATCCTGAACGTAAAGTAGCGTATTCCATCAATTGTGTCTGGAGTACTGCGTTTGAAATTGCCTCGAAAGACATTTCATCAGTGTATTGGCCTAAGTTACCAATTAAGTTAATGTACGACATGATTAATTAATTTATTTATTTTTACGAATTTTTGCGATACGATCTACAGCTGAAAGTCTTTCAGATGTAAAATCATTTCTTGTTACCTTTTTAGCAGCAGGTTCTGCAGAGAAAGCTTGGAATTTAGCTTTCATTTCTTTTAGTTCTGCTGTGATAGCAGCTACTTCTTCCACGATTGGAGCAATAGCTTCAACAACAGCTTGAACAACTTCTTCAGTCATGACTGGAGCAACTTCTTCAGGGATTTCTACAGTAACTTCTTCTTCCATTGCAACTTCTTCAGTTACAACTTCTTCTTCAGAAGCAGCTTCTGCAGCTTTCTCTTCAATAGCAGTAATAGTACCAGCTTCATCGACTGTGATTAATAAACCACCTTCAGTTTCGTGAATTCCAGCAGGACATGGAACATCACCTTCAGGTGTTACCACCATTAAGCTAGCACCTTCTACCATTTCGCCTTCGGTTTTAACCTCAGAACCGTCAACTAAGACAGCCGTAGCGAATGTGAAAGTAGCTTCATTCAATCCAAGAAGTAATCTAATTTTAGATACAGCTTCGTTTGCATTCATAATATTGATTGAATTTTATTTATATAGAAATACC